AGCCGGTTGCGTGGTTTTTCTACGATCCGGACGACGGCGGCGAGTGGAACCACATAGCAGACAACGCCGAAGAAGCCGCTAGTATGACTGGCGTAGTTCCCCTCTACGCCGAACCAGTCGCCGCGCCAGCGCAGACCCGTTCGCAGAAACTAGCCGCAGCGGGGTTTACAAGACGCCCGAGCTTGCGCGCATTAGAAATGCAAAGTGCATTGCAACTAATCGCCACTCCGATGCGGCCGGACGGCAGTTGGAACAGGGACCGAGAAGCCTGTAGGCAACTCGCTGCCGAGGCTCTTGGAAAATACGAAGATGCCGCGCCAGCGCAGGCAGAAACGGACTACGAGGCTTTCGAGCGCAGCCCGCTAGAGTTGAACGTAACCGGACGCGGAACGGCAACGCTCAGGCCAGCGCAGGCAGAGTCACATACCGGCATTTACTGTCCTAGCTGTGGCACAGCCATCGCGGCTAGGTGGCTGACCCAAAACGACGTACAAGAACCACCAGTGCAGCTAAGCCTAGACTTGGATACACCATGAGACGCACAGCGTACGAGAAAGGAGAACTCCTGATGATCCACCGGGTGATCGAGAACGAGGGGCACGGCCCCGAAGAGCTTGTGTCCATCCTAGGGATTACCACCGATGAGTTAGTCGAGCGTTTCGCTGACAAGCTGCTGGAGAACCGGGAACTATTCTTAGCCGCTGAGGTCCAAGTAGACCCAGTGCACGACGACGAGGAAGATGGAGAAAGCGATGAAGCACCCGAAGGATCGTGGTGACCGCAGGCGTGTGGCGCGTAAACAGCACAAGGAGTTGTATACCGACGGCCGCTATCGTCCGCAAGTCGTGCAGGATAAACGAGACAAGTACGCTCTTAGGAGCATCGAAGAGGAGTTAGACTATGGCACATCAATTGAAAATGGAATCGGTGATCCATGATGCGGGACAGGTTCCCCATAGTACCACCTTGGTTACGGGTGTTCCTGATTCTCGTCTGCCTGTGGCTGTTCTTGAACATAAGCTCGCCGTATTCCTACGTGGCGCAGGCTATCCTGTTGTTCGTGTTGCTGTAGAACTGCGGGAGGTAGATGGTGAGTGATGTATCAGCGACACTTATCGAGCGTGGTAGTCGATACGGTACGTTTGACGCCCATGCCGGCTGCACGCAGCGACTAAAGCAGGCTATGTATCAAGAGCCGGGATACACTAAGCTCTCAGCAGACCAGCGGGAATCGCTAGACATGATCCAGCACAAGATCGGCCGGATCCTCTGCGGCGATCCGGACTATGCTGATTCTTGGCACGACATTGCTGGATACGCCATGCTGGTGGAGCAGCGGCTTAACAAGCCGAAACCTCCCATCCCTGTCCCGGTATGGACTCCGAACGTAGTCAAGAAGGAAATCCTGTTTCCAGAGGAGCCCTTCACCGACACCAAGATGACATACAACGAAGAGATTCTTACCCAGACCTTCGGTAACTACGGCGGATCTGAATGAGCGCCCGTTCGTGGGGGCGCAAGAAGCTGTGGCGTAAGAAAGGCGTACGCTCCAAGCTTGAAGATCGCCTCTGCGATATGCTTACTGCAGCAGGCGTGCCCTTCGAGTACGAGCCCGAGACATGGGAGTACGAAGTACCGGCCCGAGTTTCCAAGTACACTCCTGATCTTAAGATCGACAAGAAGTACTACGAGATCAAAGGCCGCTTTGATGCTGATGATCGCAAGAAGATGAAGCTCTTGTGGGAACAGGGGTACAAGTTTACTATGGTGTTCGACAAGCCGGGTAACAAGATAACGAGCACGAGCCGTACTACCTACGGTATGTGGTGCGATAAACAAGGCATTCCGTGGATGAGTGCTGCCGACTTTGAAAGGATGTTCAATGGAGGAATTTAAGAACAACCCCATCGGGCTCAGTATCTACCGACATAAGTACGCACTGAACCAGTCGCAGACTTGGAAAGAGAAAGCGCGTACCATCGTAGAAGACGTATGCGGTCACGGTACGTACGGTCAGTACCGGCAAGTTCTTATGTCCAAGGAAGAACGGCAGCAGCTACAGAAGTATATTGAGGAGATGAAGTTCCTGCCCGGTGGGCGTTACGTGTACTACGCTGGCCGGCAAGTACCGTTCTGGAACAACTGCTATCTGCTTCGTGCAGAGGAAGATACGAGGGAAGAATGGAGCGCAGTAACCCAACGCGCGATGTCGTGTTTGATGACTGGCGGGGGAATTGGCATCGACTATTCTCGCTTGCGGGAGTATGGTCGGACCCTCTCACGTACGGGAGGCGTAGCCTCTGGGCCTATCCCTCTCATGTACTGTATGAACGAGATCGGCAGGAACGTGATGCAGGGCGGGAGCAGACGGTCCGCGATTTACGCGAGCTTGCAGTGGTCGCATCCAGATGTGCAGACCTTCTTGAAGGCGAAGGAGTGGAGCAAGCAGCCAATCGGCACGGCTCTTAAGAGCGACGGTGGCCAGTATACGTACTTCGATTACAAGCACGATGACTTCAATGCGCCGGCCTCGCTGGACATGACTAACGTAAGCTTGAACTGGGATGATGAGTGGTTGCGTGAGCCGGAGCGGGAGACTAACCCGATCTTCGTAGACAACGTGCGGTACGCCATGATGAACGGCGAGCCGGGTTTCAGTTTCAACTTCGGGCTCAAATCTAACGAGACTCTGCGTAACGCCTGCACCGAAGTAACGTCGGAGGATGACAGTGATGTCTGCAATCTCGGTAGCGTTAATATGGCTGCGTGTAAAGATCACAATGAGTTTGCTGACGTTGTGCGGTTGGCTAGCAAGTTTCTCGTCTGCGGTACTATCCGTGCAGAACTACCTTACGCTAAAGTTTATCAAGTGCGCGAGAAAAATCGCAGACTTGGACTAGGTATCATGGGTGTGCATGCGTGGCTGCTGGCTCGCGGCTACCGCTATGAGATGAACGAGGAGCTTAGGAGTTGGCTCAGTGTGTACAAGAGCGAAAGCGAGTCAGCGGCTAATGAGCATTGTGATCGGTTCTATCTTAGCCGTCCAGTTGCTTATCGTGCTATCGCGCCTACCGGCACGATTTCGATGATCGCTGGCACGACGAGTGGGATCGAGCCGTTGTATGCTGTGGCGTACAAGCGCCGCTACCTTACCCAAGGCACGCGCTGGATGTACGAATACAAGATTGACGCAGTAGCACAGATGATGGTGGAACAACATGGAGTCGATCCTGACTCGATTGAAACGGCGATTGATCTTGCACGCGATCCAGAGAGACGGATTGCTTTTCAGGCAGACGTACAGGAATACGTTGATATGGGCATCAGTAGTACGCTCAATCTCCCTGCTTGGGGCAGCCCTGAGAACAATCCTGATCGAGTCGAGTCGTTTGCTTACACGGTTTCCAAGTACGCTCCACGCCTACGTGGCCTTACGTTCTACCCGGACGGCTCTCGCGGCGGTCAGCCTCTCACTAAGGTTCCGTATACCGAAGCTCATGGGAAGGAAGGAGTAGCGTATGAAGAAAACGGATCCTGTCGTGACGGTGTATGCGGACTCTAAGGGCACCACGTTCGCAACGCGCTTTGCCGAAATGTGGCAAACGCCTGTAAGTAGTATAGCGGACGAGTATAAAGAAGATGCGTTGGCAAAGCTGCGGGAACTGGAGGAGGATGCGTTAAAGCGGATGATGGGCCACACTCCTCATACACTTTACCCGAAGAAGCCCAAACTACCACCGAGCGCAATGAAAATGTCCGTAGGAAAAATAGACCATGCGAACCTTGTTCGTGCTGTAGTAGTAGGATGTACGCCTAGCGACGGCGCTAGGTATCGAAAAGAGGTATCTGTGTACGAGGACTATGGTAAAGACGCTTTTGCTATAGGCATCTCTATCGTAGACCTATATTCCGGAGCCGTGGCTAATGCACACGACTTGCTCCCTAAGTACATACTTCAAGAAGCTAAGCCGGGAGACTGGTCTTCTGTGGAAAAACTTACCAAAAAGTTAGTGGAACAAGCAGTATCAAATATCGCAATCACGCGAGCAAACATGGAGATTGAACATGCATGAATACAAGATCAAGCGTAATGGCCGCACCATCAAGAAGGCTGGCACCTTCCTTTCGTACGAAGCTGCTCGGCAATGGATCCGGTCTTTCCTGCGCACGCAAGTGAAGGGCGGCATGCGCTTCACTGCTCCGGGTAGGTGGGATAGTGTTAGCCGTAACCCGACCAACCTTACTGCGTACGGGTTCCGTATCGAAAAGACTTAATCGGATGGCGAACCGGGCTGTAGTTTAATGGCAGAACACCCGGCGGCATGCCGGGAGATGCAAGAGTCGAGTATTGCCGGTCCATTATGGTGAGCCATAGCTACAAAAGAAAAGCCCCCAGAGATGGGGGCTTTTTTCTTAGCTCTTAAGAGCGCTAGTGCAGTTTGTTCTTGATGTACTCCATCAGGTGTGGATTGTCAATCAGTACTTGGGTCCATCCTCGTGAGCTTTGAGTTACTATCTTCTCCTCGGTATGCAAGAAGTCCTCATCAATACCGTAAACATCGTTGATAGCGTGCTGAGTTTCGTGTATCAGTACTTCTGCTAGCAACACCGGCTGACTGTCCAAGCCGGGGTCAATCATAATGTCCTTTGTTTTCGGATCGTAGAATCCCCACGCATCTTTAGTATCATCATCCTCGTCGTGTACGTAATCCTCGCCTAGCTCCTTGAATGTTACCTTGTAATGTCCGATCTTGATTGGCGCGGGAAGTTGCATACGTGCTCCTAGAAGTCCGTGATGGGAATAGTGTTTCCTTTCTCTAGATTGACGAAGGGAGGGAGTTCACGTGTACCAAACAGCTTCTTCCACGTGTCTTGCCACAGTACGGGAGTAGCGTCTTCCATTCCCAAAGTGTCTTGGAAGGTGCCGTACATCTCATACATCTCATCGTCCGTCATTTGTTTGGTTTGCTTATAGCGTTCTTGAGTAGTGCGCGCCTCCACTTCTCCGTACTTCTTACGGTAGATTTGATCTTTGAGTTTCACGATCCCATCTTTATCTAGGTCCACGCCAAACGCTTCCTTGACCTGTGCTCTTAAGAGCCGCTGCTTGTCGGCGGTAGCGTTCTTGTACTGCTCGATGATGTTGATGGCTAGGTGGCCAGCGGCCGTGCCCGACGCCCCACTCACGTGGCCCTCCACGTTCTGTACCCCGTGCTGCAGTTCGTGCAGGATCGTAGACATCTGCTCATCCTTAGTCAGCTTCGGGTTTACGTAGATGATCTTGTTCTTTCCGTCGTGAGATCCCCACGCCTTTGATTCTTCCGTGCCCTGCTTGGCTTTCAGCGGAAGTATACGGTAGCCCTTGAGTTCCGGGTACTGCTTGAACAGTTCATCGTGCTTGACCACGCGATCAATCATAGC